GCTGGTATGTCTGCCACTGTTAGCCAGCTGCGCACCGAAGCAACAAAACTCGCTGCCCGCCTGGACGCCGCAAAGCACACCGCAGATCTTGCCGCTGCCGTCAGAAGCAAAACAGCAGGAACCGACGCCGCAATGCTTGCCGACATGCTCGGAAGTATTGCAGAAGAAGCTCGATATTATGCTGGACGAGCTGACGAAAGCTACCGGGCAGGAATGACGTGTGAACGTATCTATGACTCAGTGAGAGAGTCCAACAATAACCCCATAGCCTCGCAGTAGTGGGGCTTTTTGTTAATAAGAGAGCGAATGATGGAAAAAGAACAAAACGGCGCTGCAATCTTTCCTTTAGCAAAAGACTTTAAATTCTGCCTGGGTCAACTGGTGAACCTGCGCATCAGTGATGAGTTTGGTGAGGTACAGGCCCGTTCTCAGCACGTAACGGGTGAAAACCAGTATTACGTTTATTATCAGGCTGCGGACAAATGCGCCACTGAACGCTGGTATTCCGAATCGCAGCTGGTAGCAGTGGAAGACGACCGTTCACCGGGGATGCCGGTGTTTGGTTGTGTCGAGTTGCCAGAAGGCGCGGTAGTCGAAGAGTAAGGCATTACAGCAGGCATTCACTGAGTGCCTGTGATAATGCACCCAGAAGGATAATCAAATGTGTAATCTCCCCTTAGTCTTTTTCGCGTATCCGACAGCGTTCTTCATGCTGCTGGCAATTTCAATCACCCTAAACGGTTGCATGCTATGGGCACGAGCTAAGGGCAAGTAATCGCTTCATCAAAAGGTGTTTTATGAAATTTGAGAATAATTCTGGTGACTCAGTCACAGTGGGCGAGAAGGGCGTCGTTGTTAATATGGCCAGCGGTGGGCGAATCGTCCTCGGTAATTGGGGAGATATTGTCGTGCGACAGGCTCACACCTAAAAGGAAATGAAAATGAGCAACAGCTATCGAGTATGTGATGTGTCTGTAACCATTCCAGTTTTAGGAACTGTCAGCCGAGATCACTCTGGTTCAATTGTGAAACGTGGCGATAAGTATCGCGTACACATTTATGCAATTAAGAAAGGTGCGTCGCTTGAGGATGCACTGATGGTCGGTAGCACAGTTTTAAATGGATATACCGAATCCCCATTTCGTAAAACGCTCAAAGTAATTGTGCCAACTGGCTACGCGTTGTTTGGGTTGCGCATTGGAGAGGATGATAAGCCGATTGTCCACGAGTTCCTTCCAATAGATTTTGTTGGTAATGAAGAATCCTTGGAAGACCGCAGGGGGTTGGATGACTTAACCGAAGTTGTCCGTAAAGCCATTCAGAAAGAATGTCAGCCCGGTGGACTGATCTGGAATTCCCGCAGTCGTTAATCCTCATATGTAAATGGTAACTGTTATCGTTTACGGGTCCTTTCCGGCATATCGGTGTACTACGGGGCGGCGACCGCGCAGATTCTCGCTATTTATGAGATTTTTTCGGTTTTAGTCGTTTCCGTTCTTCTTCTAGCTAATTGCCTGTTTTTACTGAAAACACCCCCTGAAAAGAAAGGAAGCGGCAGAGTCCGATAACAGGCAAATTACTCGATGTCGTTTCCTTTCTCTGTTTTGCGCATGGAGTGAGCCATGGAGGTAAACAAAAAACGCCTCTCTGAGATTTTTGGCGTCAGTGTTCGCACCATTCAGAACTGGCAGGATCAGGGGATGCCAGTTGCCCGTGGTGGCGGAAAAGGTAATGAGGTGCTCTATGATTCTGCGGCGGTTATTGAGTGGTATTCCGCCCGTGATGCCGCAATTGAAAATGAGAAATTGCGGAAAGAAGTCGAAGATCTGCGAATCGCTTCGGAGTCGGATCTTCAACCCGGTACGATTGATTATGAACGTCACCGACTCATCAGGGCGCAGGCCGACACGCAGGAATTGAAAAATGCAAAAGACACCGCTGAGGTGGTGGAAACCGCATTCTGCACGTTCGTGTTATCGCGGGTGGCCGGAGAAATAGCCAGTATCCTCGATGGCGTTCCTCTATCAGTTCAGCGGCGTTTCCCCGAACTGGAAAACCGGCACATTGATTTCCTGAAGAAGGACATCATTAAAGCCATGAACAAGGCAGCTGCGCTGGATGAAATAATACCGGAGTTGCTGAGTGAATATATCGAACAGTCAGATTAAAGGGCTGCGGTACTCTGCTCAGGCAGGGCTCCGTTCGCTATTTCGGCCTGAACCACTGACAGCTGTTGAATGGGCTGATGCGCATTATTATCTCCCTAAAGAGTCAGCGTATCAGGAAGGGCGCTGGGTTACGCTTCCTTTCCAGATAGCCATTATGAATGCCATGGGTAACGACTATATCCGAGAGGTGAATGTCGTTAAATCTGCCCGTGTTGGCTACTCGAAAATGCTGCTCGGCGTGTATGCATACTTTATCGAACACAAGCAGCGAAATTCGCTGATCTGGCTGCCAACCGATGGCGATGCTGAGAACTTCATGAAGTCTCATGTTGAGCCCACTATCCGTGATATCCCCTCGCTTTTATCGCTCGCGCCGTGGTACGGCAAAAAGAACCGCGACAATACGCTCAGTATGAAGCGCTTTTCCAACGGTCGCGGTTTCTGGTGTCTGGGTGGCAAAGCCGCGAAAAACTATCGTGAGAAATCAGTTGATGTGGCCGGCTACGATGAACTGGCAGCATTTGATGAAGATATTGAGAAAGAGGGCTCGCCCACCTTCCTCGGTGATAAACGTATTGAGGGCTCTGTCTGGCCGAAGTCAATCCGTGGCTCCACGCCAAAGCTAAAAGGAACCTGCCAGATTGAGCGTGCCGCGAGTGAGTCCGGGCATTTTATGCGTTTTCACGTTGCCTGCCCTCATTGTGGGGAAGAGCAATATCTGAAGTTTGGCGACAAGGAAACGCCATTCGGGTTTAAGTGGATGCCTGGTGAACCGGCCAGCGTCTTTTACCTCTGCGAGCATAATGCCTGCGTCATTAAGCAGCAGGAGCTGGATTTCTCACAGGCGCGCTACATCTGCGATGAGACGGGGATCTGGACACGCGATGGGCTGAACTGGTTTGCATCCTCTGGTACCGACATTGAACCGCCAGACAGCGTCACTTTCCACATCTGGACGGCATACAGTCCGTTTACTACCTGGGTGCAGATAGTCAAAGACTGGATCAAGACGAAAGGGGATACCGGTAAGCGTAAAACCTTCGTGAATACCACGCTAGGTGAGACATGGGAGCCGAAGATTGGCGAACGCCCGGATGCGGACGTGATGGCAGAAAGGAAAGAACACTTTTCTGCCTCAGTACCTGATCGTGTGGCCTACCTGACCGCTGGCATTGACTCACAGCTTGATCGCTATGAGATGCGCGTCTGGGGATGGGGGCCGGGTGAAGAAAGTTGGCTGATTGACCGGCAGATCATCATGGGTCGGCATGACGATGAAGCGACCCTCATCAGGGTGGATGAGGCCATAAACAGGGCATACACCCGGAAAAATGGCGTCGAAATGTCGATATCCCGTATTTGCTGGGATATCGGCGGCATCGATCCAACCATCGTATACAACCGCTCGAAACAGCACGGCCTGTTTCGTCTTATCCCCATCAAAGGGGCCTCTGTTTATGGCAAACCGGTGGCCAGCATGCCACGCAAACGGAACAAGAACGGCGTGTATCTGACGGAAGTCGGGACGGACACAGCGAAAGAGCAGATCTACAACCGCTTTACCTTGCAGCCAGAAGGTGATGAACCCCTTGCCGGTGCTGTGCATTTCCCAAACAACCCCGACGTTTACGACCTGGCAGAAGCACAGCAGCTCACCGCTGAGGAGCAGGTTGAAAAATGGGTGGACGGTAAGAAGAAGATCCTATGGGACAGCAAAAAGCGACGAAACGAGGCTCTGGACTGCTTCGTTTATGCGCTGGCGGCGCTTCGGATCAGTATTTCGCGCTGGCAGTTAAATCTTGATTCTCTTCTGGCCAGCCTGCTGGAGGAAGAAGGGGGACGAACCCATAACAAGACCCTGGCGGATTATGCCCGGGCATTATCTGGAGACGAATAATGGCGACACAGACCGATCTGGATGCCGCTCGCGCTGCGTTGCATGACCTCATGATGGGCAAGCGAGTGGCAACGGTTCAAAAGGACGGCCGGCGGGTTGAGTTCACCGCCACCTCAGTAACCGACCTGAAAAAATACATTGCCGAGCTTGAATCACAAATTGGCATCACTCAACGACGCCGGGGACCGGCAGGATTTTACGCATGAAAACACCTGCTTTGTTAGGGCCGGACGGTAAAACCGCATTGCGGGACTACGCCGGGTATCACGGTGGCGCTGGTGGCTTTGGCGGCCAGTTACGCGCCTGGAACCCGCCGAGCGAAAGCGCGGATGCTGCGTTATTGCCTAACTTCTCCCGGGGTAATGCGCGGGCTGACGATCTGGTGAGAAATAACGGTTACGCAGCAAACGCCGTGCAGCTTCATCAGGACCACATTGTCGGTTCTTTCTTCCGGCTGAGTTACTGCCCGAGCTGGCGTTATCTCGGTATCAAAGAAGAAGAAAGCCGCGCATTTGCCAGGGAGGTGGAGGCTGCCTGGTATGAATATGCTGAAGACGATTTTTGCGGGATCGATGCTGAGCGCAAGCGGACGTTTACGATGATGATCCGTGAAGGTGTTGCGACCCACGCATTTAACGGCGAGCTGTGTGTCCAGCCCACCTGGGACAGTGATTCAACGCGGCTCTTCCGGACACAATTTAAAATGGTGAGTCCGAAACGCATCAGCAACCCTAATAATGCCGGAGACACGCGGAACTGCCGGGCTGGTATCAGAACCAACGACGGTGGCGCCGCGCTGGGATATTACGTCAGTGAAGACGGATATCCGGGATGGATGGCACAGAAATGGTCCTACATTCCGCGCGAGCTGCCAGGCGGGCGTCCGTCCTTTATCCATGTATTTGAACCGCTGGAGGATGGACAGACGCGCGGCGCCAACGTGTTTTATAGCGTTATGGAGCAAATGAAAATGCTCGATACGCTGCAAAATACGCAACTCCAGAGCGCTATCGTTAAGGCGATGTATGCGGCGACGATTGAAAGTGAGCTGGATACACAAACAGCGATGGACTTTATTCTCGGCTCTGACAGCAAAGACCAACAGAGCAAGATGACGGGCTGGCTGGGTGAAATGGCCTCGTATTATACCGCTGCGCCGGTTCGCCTCGGCGGCGCGAAGGTTCCCCATCTGATGCCGGGTGACTCCCTGAATCTTCAGTCAGCGCAGGATACGGATAACGGTTTTTCAACGTTCGAGCAATCACTGCTGCGTTATATCTCTGCTGGTCTGGGGGTGTCTTATGAGCAACTCTCGCGAAACTATTCGCAGATGAGCTACTCCACTGCACGCGCCAGCGCCAACGAGTCCTGGGCGTTCTTTATGGGCCGCCGCAAGTTCGTCGCAGCCCGGCAGGCCTGTCAGATGTTTGTATGCTGGCTGGAGGAGGCCATTGTCCGCCGGGTGGTGACGTTGCCTTCCAGAGCGCGATTCAGTTTTCAGGAGGCGAGAACAGCCTGGGGCAATGCCAACTGGATTGGCTCAGGCCGTATGGCGATAGATGGGCTGAAGGAAGTGCAGGAGGCCGTCATGCTCATTGAGGCAGGTCTGAGCACTTATGAGAAGGAGTGTGCCAAGCGCGGAGACGACTATCAGGAAATATTTTCGCAGCAGGTACGTGAAACGATGGAACGTCGCGCTGCTGGTCTAAAACCTCCAGCCTGGGCGGCTTCTGCCTTTGAGTCTGGACTGAAGAAATCAAATGAGGAGGCGAACGATGACGCCCGAGCTGCGTAATCTCCCGCACATCGCCAGTATGGCTTTCAATGAGCCGCTATTACTTGAACCCGCCTATGCGCGGGTTTTCTTTTGCGCGCTTGCTGGCCAGCTGGGTATTACCCGCCTGACCGACACCGTGTCTGGCGTGACGCTTGGTGCAGAACAGATGGCTGAACCGCTGGCGCTCTTTGGTGATGATGAGGACATGGGGCCAAAACCGGCACGAAGCTATCAGGTCACTAACGGGATCGCAGTGCTGCCGGTATCCGGGACTCTGGTCAGTAAAACCCGCTCTCTCCAGCCATATTCGGGGATGACGGGTTACAACGGCATTATCGCCCGTCTTCAGCAGGCCATCAGTGATCCGGGTGTAGACGGCATCCTTCTGGATATGGACACCCCTGGCGGAATGGTGGCGGGGGCTTTTGACTGTGCGGACATTATTGCCCGTATGCGCGATATCAAACCCATCTGGGCGCTGGCCAACGATATGAACTGCAGCGCAGGCCAGTTGATTGCCAGTGCTGCCTCGCGCCGGCTTGTGACACAGACGGCCAGAACGGGATCGATTGGGGTCATGATGGCCCATAGCAATTACGGTGCAGCCCTGAAAACCAGCGGTGTCGAGGTCACGCTGATTTACAGCGGCGATCACAAGGTAGACGGGAACCCCTACGAGAAATTACCCAAAGAAGTACGCGCAGATTTTCAGGCGCGCATTGATGCTACCCGGCAGATGTTCGCTGAAAAGGTGGCGGGTTATACCGGCATTTCGGTCCAGGCCGTTCTGGACACTGAAGCGGCTGTTTTTTCAGGCCAGGAATCAGTAGACAACGGCCTGGCGGAGCAGCTGGTCAACAACATGGATGCGCTGAACGTTATGCGCGATGCAATTAACAAACGAACGATGATTTCCCGAGGAGGAAGCATGAAAGGTACTACTGCATCCGCAGATACCACTCAACCAGCAGCAACCGCTGCTGCTAACCAGCCCGTGGCCACCGCTGACGTACCCGCTGTGGTCGTTGACCCTGCAACCACCGCATCTGTTGATGTCAGCAACCAGGTCGCGGCGGCGGTCGCTGCTGAAAACGGTCGCATTATGGGGATCCTGAACTGTGAAGAGGCCAAAGGGCGCGAATCACAGGCGCGCGCACTGGCTGAAACGCCAGGCATGACGGTGGAAAGTGCACAGCGCATTCTTGCCGCCGCGCCTCAGAGTGCTCAGGCCCGCACGGATACCGCGCTGGATCGTCTGATGGAAACCGCACCCGGCACCGTAGCGGCAGGGAGTTCATCTGCTGATGCGGGTGACGATTTGTTAAATACGCCTGTTTAAGAGGTCAACATGTCTAACACTGAACAATTTACCCACATCCAGCCCCTCGGGAACAGCGATCCGGCGCATACCGGTTATGCCCCTGGCGAACTGGCGGCGGCAACACCGGCAATGACGCCACTGATGCTGGATGCCACCTCCGGCAAACTGACGGTCTGGGATGGTCAGCATGCGGGGGCGGCCTGTGGCGTGCTGGCAGTATCTGCCGACCAGAGCAACACCGAACTGACCTTCTATAAGTCCGGCTCATTCCGCATTGAAGATGTGATCTGGCCGGATGCGGTGACGGATGAACACATCAAGCGCAACGCATTTGCGGGTACCGCCATCAGCATTGTCTGACACCTTTCTGAACTGCAACCATCATCCATAGAAGCCGCCATCGCGGCTTTTTTTACGGGAAAAATCTATGTCAATTTACACTACAGCCCAACTTCTGGCGGTCAATGAGAAGAAATTCAAGTTTGACCCGCTTTTCCTGCGTATCTTCTTCCGTGAAAGCTACCCCTTCAGCACTGAGAAGGTCTATCTGTCGCAGATCCCGGGCATGGTCAACATGGCGCTGTACGTTTCGCCTGTTGTTTCCGGCAAGGTCATCCGTTCCCGCGGCGGTGCAACATCCGAGTTTACGCCGGGCTACGTCAAACCGAAGCACGAAGTAAACCCGCAGATGACGCTGCGCCGCCTGCCAGATGAAGATCCACAAAACCTGGCTGACCCGGACTACCGCCGCCGCCGCATTATCCTGCAGAACATGAAGGATGAAGAACTGGCTATCGCCCAGGTGGAAGAGAAGCAGGCTGTTGCTGCCGTCCTCAACGGTAAATACACCATGACCGGTGATGCGTTTGAACCGGTTGAGGTCGATATGGGGCGCAGTACCGGAAACAACATCATTCAGGCTGGCGCCGCGGCGTGGAGCGGTCGCGACAAAGAAACCTATGACCCTACAGACGATATCGAAGCCTACGCGCTGAACGCCAGCGGCGTGGTCAATATTATCGTCTTTGATCCGAAAGGCTGGGCATTGTTCCGTTCGTTCAAGGCGGTAAAAGAGAAGCTCGACACCCGTCGTGGCTCTAATTCTGAACTGGAAACGGCGCTGAAGGATCTGGGCGAAGCTGTCTCCTATAAGGGGATGTATGGCGATGTGGCCATTGTCGTCTACTCCGGCCAGTACATTGAAGACGACACCAAAAAGAACTACCTGCCGGATTTGAGCATGGTGCTGGGTAATACGCAGGCGCGCGGGCTGCGCACTTACGGCTGCATTCAGGATGTGGATGCCCAGCGTGAAGGTATTAACGCCTCTGCGCGTTACCCGAAAAACTGGGTGCAGACCGGTGACCCGGCGCGCGAGTTCACCATGATCCAGTCCGCACCGCTGATGCTGCTGGCCGATCCGGATGCGTTTGTGTCAGTCAAACTCGCCTGATTTCCATTCTGTGGCCCTTCGGGGCCCTGTTTCGGAGCTGTTCTCATGACAGAAAAAGAAAAGTTAATTGCACGCCTTAATGAGCTTGGCGTGCAACTCGGTCGGGAAGTGAATACCGGTGGCACCATTCAGGAACTCTCAATGCGCATTGCAGAGCTGGAGGAAGAACTGGAAGAAGGCACCGATACCGATGGTGGTGAAAATGGTGGCTTGAGCGGTGGCGGTGAATCAATCGACTCTGTAGAACCCGCGCCGCCAGCGAATACTGTGTTAAGCGGCAGTACCGAAGGCTCGCTGGTGGCCGTCGAAACACTGGCCACGTTGCACATTGAGGCTCTGCACGCGACCCGCGATGAACAGGTTTCTATTGTGGAGGCGGGGACCGTGATCCGCGTGACTGAAACGGATGCGGACAGCCTGGTCGCGCTCGGACTGGTCCGCGAGCACTAACGGGGGGCGGTGTGGCTGATTTCGATAACCTTTTTGACGCTGCAATAACACAGGCTGATGACACTATTCGGCAGGTTATGGGGACTTCGGCAACGGTAACGTCCGGCGAGATTTCTGGCGCCACGTTGAGTGGTGTTTTTGATGATCCGGAAAATATCGGTTACGCGACACCCGGTATTCGTGTTGAGGGGACCAGCCCGTCATTGTTTGTTAAATCAGCAACGATTGGGCAGTTGTCGCGGCTGGATACGCTGGATATTAACGGCAAGCCTTTCTGGGTTGAGCGTATCGGTCCGGATGATTGCGGATCCTGCCATATCTGGCTAGGGACGGGGGCTCCTCCCGCATCAACTCGTCGCCGTTAAGGAGGTGTGATGTCGATAAAAGGGCTTGAACAGGCAATAGCGAACCTGAACAGCATCAGCAACACGGCGGTTCCTCGAGCCTCCGCGCAGGCGGTCAACCGTGTGGCCACCCGGGCTGTTAGCCGAAGCGTTGCGGTGGTGTCGAAAGAAACCCGGGTTCCCCGAAAACTGGTGAAGCAACGCGCCAGGATAAAGCGTGCCACGACGAAAAAGCCAGGAGCGCTCATCCGGGTAAACCGGGGCAATCTGCCGGCGATAAAACTGGGAACTGCCAGCGTGCGATTATCCCGTCGAAAACGGGATAAAAAAGGGGCCAATAGCGAATTGCGAATTGGCCCTTTTCGTTTCCCGGGTGGCTTTATTCAGCAACTGAAGAATGGCCGCTGGCACGTCATGCGGCGGACATCCAAACCCCGTTACCCGATAGAGGTGGTCAGCATTCCCCTGGCGGCCCCTCTGACAACAGCATTTAAAGATGAGCTGCCAAAGCTCATTGAATCGGATATGCCAAAAGAGCTGCGGGCATCCCTTAAAAACCAACTCAGGTTGATTCTGAAACAATGAAACACAGTGATATCCGAAGGGCCATCATCAATGCGCTGGAGAACAGCATTGGTGATGAGGCTCTCTATTTTGATGGGCGTCCGGCAGTACTCGAGGAGGGCGATTTTCCGGCTCTCGCTATCTATCTGACGGATGCCGAATATACCGGTGAAGAGCTCGATGCGGATACCTGGCAGGCGACGCTGCATGTCGAAATCTTTTTACCGGCGCAGGTGCCGGATTCAGATCTGGATAATTGGATGGAGTCCCGAATTTATCCGGTGCTGAGCGATGTGCCAGGGCTCGCCGGGCTTATCACCAACATTGTGCAGCAGGGTTATGACTACCAGCGCGATGACGATCTTGGGCTGTGGAGTTCGGCTGATTTGAAATATTCCATTACTTACGAAATGTGAGGACGTAATGACTACACCAAACCCACTGGCGCCGGTTAAGGGTGCCACCACCACGCTCTGGACTTATTCCGGAACAGGTAACCCGTTTGCCAACCCGCTTTCGGATGTTGATTGGACTCGCCTGGCGAAGATTAAAGACCTGCAGCCGGGCGAACTGACCGCCGAATCAAACGATGATACCTACCTGGACGACGAAGACGCCGACTGGACGGCGACCGCGCAGGGCCAGAAATCGGCGGGTGAGGCCAGTTTTACGCTGGCCTGGAAACCGGCGGAAAGTGGTCAGCAGGATCTGGTGCGCTGGTTCGACGACGGTACCGTGCTGGCATATAAAATCAAATACCCGAATGGTGCTGTTGATGTGTTCCGAGGCTGGGTAA